TGAAGAAGGTGCCCGCGTGGATCGCGCGGCACGCCTCCCATTATGACGGCGCGGCTTCTTTGACGGTTCAGGGCGGCCGGGTGCGGTTTGAGATGGAGAATTGCCCGGAATATCCTGACCGGGGGCAGCTTTCCCGCGTGGCGGCGTATGCGCTGAATTCTGCGGGCCGGGATATGCGGAAAGTCGTTAAGGGGTATGTAGCCAAGTTGAAAAAGGAGCTTAATTCATGATGACACAGGCAGATTGTTTGATTAAGGCGGTGATTGCGTGCCTGAAGGCGCGTTTTCAGGAAGACAGGGGGAACACGGAACGGGGGATTCCGGACGGGTTCCCGGTGCCGTTGAAGATGGCGGTGGACGAAGACCGGGAAGGGAAGGAATATGCGTTGTTCCAGGCGGCGGAAATGGAGGAAATTGTGGCCGGGTACTGTACGTATCACGCCGGAATATCCGTGGATTTGCATTTGGACGCCAATGACCGGACGGCGGATGAAATACGGATGTTGCAGGCGTGGATGGAAGAGCGGCTGAAGGAAGTGGACCGCGCCGGGCTGAATGCCGTGGAGAGCCCGCGGCCCTATCGGAATTTCCTGGTCATAGGCAAGGTGAGGCTGGGGCCCGCGCAGGATGCGGCGGCGGAGGAAGGCGCGTTTGCGGTGACGTGGAAAATGACGGTGCCCGTGCAGTTTTGAAAAAGCTCCTGAAGGGTAGATAGATGAATTTTAACACGAAAGGAATTTGATTATGCCTGCACATATTGGAGATGTCCCGAAGCACGGGATTGACGAACCGGAAAAAGGAATTTTTGTTGAGTCGATCGATTTTGACGGCCAACAGGAAATTTATGAACAAAAGGATAACAAGGGGAAAAAGTGCGGAGTGCTTATCATTGATGAAGAGCTTTCCTTTTCCATGTCCGGCGCAATCCTTACCACGGGGGCGGCGTCGTTGAAAATGGGAGCGTCTTTGACCCTTGCCAATGAAATTCCGGATATTTGGAATGAAACTCCTTCCGCCACTACCGTTTTCCTGAAGGGCGTCAAGCACAACCTGAAGAATACGGACGCGCAGAAGATGGACGTGAGCGGAACTGTTTACGGGTTCGGGGCCTCCGCCGTCTCCTGAAGCCTGAATAAAAAAGTCAGATAGTAAGATTTAATGAATGCCGCAGACAATAAAAAGCTGGAAAGTGATGTGGTTGTTTTCACGGAAAACGCATCCAGATACGAAACGGAAAACACCATGCTTGCCGCGTTGCTGCTGACGCTGGGGGTAAGCATGAAATGCACGTCCGGAAGCGTGCTGATAGGCAGCGGCGCGCGCCTTTCCGCGCCGGGCGGGGTAATTACCTGGCAATTTGAGCCGAAAAGCGAAGACGGAAGGTTTAGGACGGAGGAAGTAATCAAGCTTTTCGGGGATAAGAATTGGCTGACTGACCCGGAAAATGAAAGCCCGCTGGCTTACGTGGCGTGCGCGTTCCACAATTACAAGCGGTTGTTGGATTTTGTGAAAAGCCAGGTGCCGCTTGCCGTCATCCGCAAGGGGAAAAGGAAGGCCCTGGTGCGGTTGGATGCGGATCCGTATTGGCAGGGCGTGGCGGAGGGTTTTCTTGGCGGCCGGCCTTTAATCTAACTTAATTGACAACCAAAAAAGCAAGAAAGATGGAACTACAGGAACAGGAAAGGCGCGCCCTGACGGAAGCGGCGTTGATCGGGGGAAATGAATTCCGCTGGAAGAACTACCGGCTACGGTGCATGACCCTGGGAAGCATGATGCAGTTGCAACGCATCGGAAATCCTTACAGCCGGCTTGGGGAAATTAACCTGGCACCGGATGAAAACGGGCGGCATCCGTCCATGTGGGAAGCCCTGGGCGTAACCGACCAGGCGCAAATTGTCTATTATCTGGCGGAATTCCTGTGGGTCCACATGGGAAACCGGGAGGAAGTCAGGGAAGGGGTTTTTGCGCCGGAGGAAGAACGGCGCGCCCTGGTGGAAGCGGCTGCTATGAACATTCCCGGCCGGGATTTGGTGGAACTGGAATGCGCCGTGCTGGGGGACATAGAAGTGATTCAGGCGGGGATGGTGATTCCGGAGGCGGAAGGGGAGGATGAAGAGGACCCTTTAGGGCGTGGCCGTCCTGGGGCGCGGCCATGCTGATGACGGTGGCGCGTGTGACGGGCTGGCCGGAACGGGAAATTCTGTGGGAAATTCCGCTGGCGCGGCTGGTGCAGTACGTGCATGCGGTCTGGAGCTATGACGCGACGCCGTGCCGGTGGAGCTGCTACACGGAACCCTCCGGGCATGTGGGGGACGTGCTGGAGCAGGCCCGGGAAGCGTGGAGGGAACAGGTGGAGGGGCTGGAGTGATCCGGCCTCTTCATTTTTTGTGGCAGATGAGCCAGAAAATAAGGATGGGAATAAGGATGATAGCCCAGCTTGCCGGATCTGTCAGTATTTCCAGAAGAGGCAGGAAGAAGCCAAGAAGGAAAATGATTCCGATAATGAAGATGATCACAAGACCTGTTTTTTGTAACAGATACAGCAAGATTTCCATGATGGAGGAAAACACGAAGTCCATTTAATTATTTTTTATATTATCAGTCAATGTAAAATATTATGAGCGAAGGCGCAGTTATTAAAATAGATGGTGATGCGAGCGGCTTTATTGCCGCAACGGAGGAAAGTAAGAGAGCGGCAAGCGGCATGTCCGAAGCCTTACAGGGGGCCGTGGGCGGAAGCACAGGGGAGGCCGTGAAGGGGCTGAAGGGCATGGATCAGGAGGGCCGGAAGGCGTGTAAACGGCTGAATGCGGGGCTTATCAATATGAGTGCCACTATTACGGCGGTAGGGGCCGGCATTAACGGCCTGCGGGCAGGCTGGGGCAAGTTTTCCGCCATGCTGGCGGGCGGGGATGACCTAGAGAGAGTAACCCGGCGCATGGAGGCATTCACGGGCGGAGCGTCAAGCGCGGCGGAAGCGGCGCGGGATGTGGTGGATTTTGCTGATACGCCTCCGTTCGGGCTGGAGGAAACGCAACGGGCGGCGCAGTTGCTTCTTGGTTGCGGCGTCAGGGCGAGCGAGTTAAAAAGCACATTGGAGGCTCTTGGTAATGTGGCTGCGGGCGGCGGAATGAGTTTGGAGCAAATAGGCATCCGTCTTTCCAAAGCTTTCCAAACTGGCCGCGTAACTATGGAAGTTTTGGAGCCGCTAATGAATAGCGGTATTAACGTTATGGGCGTGCTGGGTCAACGAACAGGAAAGACCAGGGCGGAATTGCAAAAGATGATGACGGAGGGAACAATTGGTTTCCGGGATTTGAAGGGGGCTTTAGTCTCCATGGGATCTGCCGGAGGGCAGTTTGCGGGAGCCATGGAGAAAAATACGCAGGACATTGAGAACAGGGTGGAGACCCTGAAAGGCAAGGTTGGGGCCTTGAGCCGGGTTTTTGCTGAACCGGTAACAAGCGGCATCAAGGATGCCATGGACTCCATAGGCGCGTCATGGGCCGGTCATGGGCCGGAGGTGGAGCGCGGCTTGAGGAAAACGGGTGAATTGCTGGGGGGGATTGTGAAAGCGGCCGCGCCTATCGTTTCCGCAGTAGGGGGCGGCCTGGCTTCAGTAGCCGCGGGAGGCGGCCGGGTTAAAAAGATGATCCGTAGCGGCATTCTGGCCTGGGGGGCGTGGAAGGCTGTAGGCATGGCGGCAAATTCTTCCGTGGGGCGTTCCATTCAGGCGGCGGCCGCGGCTTTCCGGGTGGATTACAACAATGAATTGCGCCTGGCCGGGGGAAATATGAAGAGGTTTGATTCAGCCGTTCGGGCGGTGGGGTTGACCGCGAAACGCACATGGGCGCGCATGGGGGCCGATTTGGCCGCTTCCCTGAAGGGGCCGGCCATTATGGGAGCTATTGCGGCTATTTCCGTAGCCGGGGAAAAGCTTTACAAGGCGTGGCGTGATGCACGTGGGGTGGTCCCAAAGGAAGAAATGGACAAAAAGAAAAATTTCAAACGGGCTAATGATGATTTTGATGAACGCGTGTGGAAGATGGCCGGGGAGGCGTCCAGCAAGCTGGACGTGGGGCGCGTCATGGATGAATATGACGCTGAAATTAAACGCCTGAAGCGCGAAGAAGAAGACCTGCTGGCGGAAGATCCGCTGGGGAGAATGACGGTTGCGGTGCAGGATAGGCTGGTGCTGTTGCAACGTGAGCGGAAGGAGTTGCAGCAGGTGGCGGAAGCGAACGCGAAAGCGGCGGAGACGCGGGAACGGGCGGCGCAGCGCGGGCAGCAGACGGAAGAGGCACGGAAGAAGACGCTGGAGAAAATCAGGGAAATACAAGATGAATTGTTATCCCTGGATTATGACCGGGCGGAAGAAGAGAGGGAGAGGCGGCGCAGCGGAATGGGGCTGGAGGACCGGAAAAAAGACCTGCTGGGAGGATATGGGAGCATTGAGGGCCTCAAGAAGGCCATTGCGGAGCAGAAAGCCCTGCTGGATGGCGGGGACGCCGTGGACGGCATGTTGAATCTGGAGGGGGTGGAGTCCAGAATCAAGAGCCTGTATGAATTGCTTGGCAAGGTGGAAGAGGTGGATCGTGAAATAGTGGAGCGGAATAAGGAATGGGACAAGGCGGAAGCCAAACACCAGAAGCAGGCTGCCCTGCTGCGCGCGGAAATTCACGGGCAGAAGGATAAGCTGCGCGTGTTGCAGGAGCAGGCGCGCGTGCTGGAGCTGCAAAACCAATATGAGGCGGATGGCATGAGCAAGGCCCGCGCCGGCGCGGCGGCCCGTGAAATAGCCGCCCTGGAGCAGAACCGGAACCGGGCGCAGGCCGGGCGCGAATACCGCCGGCAAATGGCCCTGTTGAAAGCTCAGGCGGAGGGAAACAAGGCGGAAGAGCGGCGGCTGAAGATGGCGGAGCGCATGAAGGAAATTTATGACCAGCAGCGCGGCTTGGGGATAGACAGGAAGACGGCCATGAGGCGTGCCCGCGGCATGGCCGGGTTGGAGGATATGGTGGAGCGGCGGAAGGACCGGAAGGAAGGGAGCGGACCCATAGCGGACAGTCTGGCGCAAGTGGGCGGCGGGGGCCGCTCCATGATGGGGAGCATGCCGCAACTTACGGAAGCGAGGAAGCAGACAAATTTGCTTCAGCAGATCGTGAAAAACACGGGCGCGGGGCGGAGGGGAACCCTGAAAACGGCGGCCGTGCTGGGATATTGAAATAGCCGCTAAATGATAGAGAGAGAATAATAAATATGGGAAGAAAAATTAACATTAAGAAGCGGGAAACGCATGAAAAGACGCTGGAAATAGAACGGGGGGATGAAGGGGAAGTAAGGGCTGTGGGGAGGATTGTTTACACGGACAATCAGGAGGGCTGGAATACCCGGTGCCCGTCAATAGGGTCCGCTTATCCTGATGATGCCGCTTTGAGGCTCAAAAAGATAAGCATGGAAGGAATGGAGGGGGATATGGTGAGGGTGACGCTCTATTACGAGTTGCCGCGGGAAACGTCTTTTGAATTCGGTGGAGGGGAGGAAGTGGAATATTCCATGGATTATTCCTGCTCTGAACAGCCGTTGCTGACGCATCCGAACTTTCAGGACATAGATGGGGAAGAAAAAGACGCATTGATGGCTATGGCGTCCGGGGCTTCTCCTAAAGATACGTTTGGGAAAGAGGATAAGGTGATTGAGGATGTTGTGAAATCGGAGGCCGGGAAGAAGGCCATGGAAAAAATGCGTAAAGGACAGGTTAGTTTTTTGTGTCCCGGAGGGGTTTTTTCCGTCACTTCTACCGTTCAGGCGTTGAGCATGGCCGGGGTCGGAAAAAAAGGGGCTCCGGGCAGCGGCGCGCCCGCGGTAAGCGGAAAATATGATTGGATCAAAGAGGGCGTGAGCGGTCGCAGGACGGGAACCGGGAATTGGCGTCAGACGGTTTCCTGGAGGTTGAGCGGTCCGGATGGCTGGGATTCTGATTTATATTGATTTATGATTAGCTGGCCGTTTTTTAATCAAGGGGAAGAGTTGAGCGCGTCTAAGTTGAGGCGTCTGGTTAAGGGGTGCCGGGAACTGGAGCAGTTGGCCAAATCTTGCCGCTTGCAGAACGGGGTTGGTTACACGTTTAACCGGGGGCTGGGCGGCACGTCATTAACCATAAGGCCGACGGGGGGGAGGAACAAAGCAGGAGAAGGCGCGCCGTTTACGCTGAAGAGGCTGGAAAAGGGGGATGCGGGATATAAGGCGTATTTCTGGCCCGGCATGGTTTTTGAAGTGCATCCGGGCGGCGTGCGGCGCATTAAGCCGGAACTTAACGGGGAAAAGATGGATCAGGCGGAGGAACCGCCTTTTTTGTCCGTGCAGGGAGGGGATAAGGTATTTTTGTATCTTGAGCGGAGCGCGGATAACCATGATTGCATTACGTATGCGGAAGTGACGGCGGAGGAAATAGGGCTGGCGCGCGCGGTCAGAATTTATCTTGGGGAATTCAAGGAAGAAACGGATGAAGCCGGAGAAAAGGTCTTGAAGTATCATGAGGCGTGGAGCGGCCATGTTCATTATGCTCAAAGTTCCCTGAATGAGGGTTGGAGGGTTGTGGTTGATACGGATGAAGAAGGCGCGCCGGATATGGCCTATGTTAAGAAGGGCGATATTTACATAGCCGGGCAACTGGCGCAGCGCGGAGGGGGTACCTGGGAGGTGGCACCGAAAGAAGAGGGGGAAATCTGGCTGGAAGTGAAATGCACCGGGGATGGCGTCATTACAAGTGCCGAACTGAAAGAAACGAAAGGATCTTCCAAGCCGCTCCAGTATGTAGCGGAACCGGATGATGAAGAAGCCGAAGAGGAATTCACCTATTGCTTCCTTTTGGCGAAGGTGGAGAAGCTTGAAGAACCCTTGCCGGAGGATGGTAATTTGCCGTCTCTGGTGTCAGTAAAACAGTATGCCCTGGGAGCGGTTTATTGCGGGGTTGCTCCTGATGAATTGGGGTTGAAAGCCGGGAAGGGGATAGAGATTGTGGATTCAGCGGAAGAGAGGAAAAAAGAAATTGCCGCTCTTATTGAGGACGCAAAGGAACCTTCCAACGGAGATTGTTCCCTGATTTACGAAGAAAAGGAAGACGGCGGGAACTCCGAAGGAAATCAGGGAGGGGATCAGGGAGGGGATCAGGGAGGGCAAGGCGAAAACAAGGGAGAACCTTACAAGCTGAAACTGTTATGTTCTTCTGACGGCTCGGTCAACATTAAGGATGAAGAAGGAAAACTGTCATTTTCCGCCCAAAAAGTGGAACCTGGGGATGGCCTTGAATGGAAAAAGGAAAAGGATCAGGACGGGAATGACATTGATACGCAGATTTTACAGGTCAAGATTGATTCAACGGAGGCAGATTCTCCCAAGCCGGGGAAATGGCCTGTAAACTTGTCCGTCTCTCCTGAGGGATTGAAGGGGGAACTTGATTTAACGGTAGATACCAGCGTTCATGATTTAGGTGGAGGGGCTTCCGTGGGATTGTCCAATGCTACGGCGGGGGTATTGTCCCTCGTGGTCACTCCTGGAGGCGACGCGGAAGAATTGAGTTTTCGCGCCCCTTTGCGGAAAAATGGGAAGTATGTTGTGCTGGATTATGTCAAGGAGCCACACACCTTGCCGGACGGAACAACGATTGCCTTGGGGTTATTAGGCACCCAGCTTGATTTGGTGGTAGATACGTCCAACACGACCGGCGGCGGGGACGGAGCCATGATCAGCGATTCCTGGACAGCGTTGGCCTGCGACACTGACCACGCCTTACGCCTGCACCGGGACGAAAACGGACAAATCTATATCCAGCAGGGGCAATGGATTACAACATCCCAAATATATTCACCAATCAACTAAACAACAATGAACTACGCCATATTTTGCTATCGAGAAGATCACCAATGCCTGGGGCTATGTCTGGAACAGATACGAAGCATTGACCGGGCCGCCCAGTTTTATTTATTTGATGATGCCGCGAAGCCTTTATTTCCGGCACAAGTCCCCGCGGGAAACGATATATCCTACAAAATCACCTATTTTGCGCGCCGGGGGAATTTGAACGGCCTGGAATGCGTGCGCGGCATGCTGGGGTGCATGCTGGACATACCGGGGGATGATCCGGTTATCAAGATTGACGCGGATACGTTGCTGATGGACCCGGCGGAGATTATACGGTCCCTGAAAGACCGCGGGAAAGTAGCGGGGGGAATGCAGTGCAGCGTGCCGCTTGCCTGGGCCGGCTGCTGCTACTGGCTGACGCGCCCAGCCATCAAGGCCGCGCTGGAACTGCTTGCCCGGCGGGAATGGCCGGAAAACGCCCGTCAGGAATATCCGGAAGATGAAACCATTTCAAAAATTCTGTTATACCTGTACGGGTCCGCCGGGGTGGACGTGCTGGAATTCCGGGGCGGGCGGCGTCTGATTGGCGTTCGGACGTGTGATCCGCGCGATCTGGCGGAAATCGCCCGCCTGGCGCGCGGCGGCGTGTGCGCGGTTCATTGCGGGCAAATGGCGTTTTATCATCCTATTGTGGAGCGTGACGGAGTGACGATCCGGGAAGCGTGCGCGCGGGTGATGTGGTGGATATTGCATGCTAGCGGGCCTGATTCCAAGACTTTTGAAAAAGCTCCTGAAGGGTAGGATGGAGCTTTATTTGGAAATTGAGAGCGGGATTTTTCGGAACCGCACGGGTGATGAAAATATGAATTTGTGCGGGGTGCGTCTTGTCCGCAGGCAGGATGTGCCCGTGTCTTTATCCTTTTTGGGGCGTGAGCTTGAGGCCGGGCGCGTTACGTTGGCGGCCTATCATAAAAGGAACGGGCAGTTATTGGCTTATCAGGAAGAGCAAATAACGGACGGGGCCGTGGCAATGGTGGTTGATTTTGATACACAGGAAATACGGGCGGCGGCCAGGGACGCGGAGGGCAAAACTATAGAGGCGCAGGTGGCCGTGCTGGTGGAGACGGAGGAAGGGAAAGGTGTTTATCATTCTCTTCCGTTGAATTTCTATCTGGAGCCGGGGTTGATAGGGGATGAGCATTTGCCGAATTCTGCCCGGCCGGCATGGGAAATGATGTATGAAACTGTGGTGAAAAAAGCCGAAGAAACGGAAGGTTATGCAGGTTCCGCTTTGGCCTCCAAAAGGGCCGCCGCCGCTTCCGAGGCCGCCGCCGGCACGTCCGCAACCAACGCGGCTCGTGACGCTAAGAGTGCCCATGCCGCTAAAACGGCTGTGGAGTCGCTGGCTACCACTTGGCCGGAAACGGTCAGGGAGGGAAAACAACAGATTATTGAGGCCAGGAATGAGGCTGTTACTGCTATTCAGGACAAGCAAGCCAATTCTGTTCTTGCTGTGGGGAGAGCACAAAAAACTGCTACGGATAAGATTTCCGGAGCGCAGGCGGACGCCGTTTCCGCCGTTCAGGCGGCGGGAAAGGAAGCGCAAGGAACAATCACGCCCCTTGTCCAACGTGTCGAAACCGCTAAAGAGGCTATAGATCAGGCGGAGGGACGCATCAATACGGCCGCGACTGATGCCGCGAATTCTGCCACTAGCGCGGCCAACTCTGCAACAGCGGCGGCTAATGCTCTGGCGGCTATTCCGCAGGTGGATGCCGAGGGAAATATGACGCTCGCTGGCGGTCTGACTGCGAACGGCACCGTCAATGCCAACGGCGGCGTCAACATCCCGCTGGCCGTGGGAGCGCCGACGGATACGGCAGCGGTCAACCGCCTGTACGCCGCCGGGTTGGCCGCCGTGACGGACGCTTTTTCCGTCAGGTGTTATCCGCTCCCGGCGA